TTTCTAAACTTTCTTTTACAAATTCTCCACCCTTAAAAATGGCAAAACCCACCCCTAAAAATCCAATAGATTTTTGAAGCAAACCCATTGTACCTTCCAAAGTCTTAGCAGCCCCATCTGCTTGATGAAGTTTGGTTGTCAACAAATCTTTTAAAGAAAGTACATATTCAACTTGTTCTGCCATTTTAATTCCATTGTAAAGTTTTCTTTAAAGCATATTGAAGCCTTCCGATATACAAAGCCATTTTATCATCGTCTAAAGTATCGGGGTCAATTTTAAAATGATATTGAATCAAACACTCCCATTGCGTTACATCATCGCAATTTTCGTCAATGTAAGATTCAGTTATTTTTTTTTAAACTGATTGGTAACTAAAGTTATGTAATTGTAAGCCTCAAGCGTAGCCCCTAAATAATATTTGTCATTTTCTGGCAACTCACTGTATATTCTTTGATCGCTTTCTTCTTTAATAAGATAAGCGTCCACAATTTCAGCAGCAGCACTAATAGGGCTTGTAAGCCCTTTATCCATTACCCTAAGTTTTACGAATCTTGGTGGCTCTTTTAAAAATCCAATAGCCACATCATTGTCATTTTCGTCAGTCTTAAACACCAACGGGTGGACTTTACAACCATACTTAACAGATAAACCTTCTGCTTTCGCAATGATTTCTTCTTCGGTCATATATTTTTTTCGTAAAGTTAAATAAAAAAGGTGAACCGAAGCCCACCCTTTTTTTTAAGCCTTATTAAAATCAATTAGCCCGATAATCAAAGGAACGGTTACCATTATCTTGGTATCGCCTTGATTTACTGTAAGTGGGTTTTCCAAAAATTCAACGGCTCTTAAAACGTCTTTGTTAAAAAGAACAGAATTGCCCGAGAATACAACTTGAATATCGAAAGGTGGAATAGACATAGGGTCATTCAAAGGGGAAGAAGATATTATTCTTTTCCACTCGTCAGCATATAGTTCAATGCTTCCCTCATATTCGTAATTACCATATCCACGGCTTACGGGTTGAGCACCTGCCCCGTAGTTATTTTCTTTCTTTTGTTTGGCACTGTAACTTATTTTAGTAATTCCCACAACAGGAACTCCGAAAAGAACTAAGCTAACATTGCCCCAGCTATAATTTATTCCATTAATTAAAGGTATCATATCTTATAATTTGGTTGTGAATCCAATATTAACTGTGATTTGTCTTGCAACTCCGACAGGTAATAATTTCACTGTGATTGTTAAATTAGAGGTAGCCAATACATTTTGAGTCGGGTCAATGCTTACTGAATAATTACTTAAATCAGCATCCCTTACCATTTGATCAAGATTTACCCCTGCTTGACTTGTAAAGAAAGCAACTGTTGTGTCTTTTAATGTTCCATCGGAATTTAAAACCAACGGGGCATTTAAGTAAGAAATCAATGAACTGTAAACTCCACGAATCGCCTTATCAATGGTTCTGTTATTTTCAATATAAGCATAATCGCTTGTTACTGCTATTGAAGTGTGAGAATCATTGAAATATGAACCTGCTAAACCTACGTACTTAATTAAGAAAATGTATCTTCTATTGTCTAAAGTGTTTAAAGTTCCTTGAGAATAAGTAGATAACAAACTTCCGTTAGCAAATGCAATAGTATCGCACTCAATTCCGTTAGAAATATTAAATTTATTTGCCCAAGCAATGTCTTCGCTTACTTTAGCTAAAGAAACCGCACCCAAACAAGCACCCAAAGTGGTAATTGATTTACCGTAAGTTTTATAAAGAAAATTCCCTTGTGCTGCCCCGTCTTGAGAAATAACTACGCTAACATTGTTAGCCGTTAAAGTGTTCAAATCGGTTAAAGTTGTTAAATCGCTAACTCCGCTAAGATCGCCAGCATAAATAACATTCAAAGGCATATGAAGACCTTGTAAAATAGAAACTATGCTTTCAATAGCAGTAACGTCACCGATTGCGAAGGCTGCTGAATCTTTATAAACTCCTAATTGTCTAACTACTCCATTAGAAAACTGTTGAATAGTTTGAATTTCAGAAAAAGTGTAAGTAGCAGGAATTGCGTAAATACCAACATACAAAGAACCTTTAGGTTGAAGTCTAAAGTATTCGCTAATATGATAATGCCAAACCGCTAATTTAGAAGCTGCACCGCCAGAAGGTTGTGTCAAAGTTCCAACAAAAGCCCCAACGATAACAACTGAAACAGGTGTTCCGCTATTAGGGAAAGTTCCTTGAGATTTTGGAAGGGTTACTGTTAAAGTTGCAGTAGTAAATGAAGCCGTACAACCATGAACTAAAGTTCCTGCATTGATTACCGCAGCCCAAGCCGCACCTTGTAAAGCTATTGTTGTGTCAGAACTTCCTACCGTATAAGCACCCAAATCTAAAGTAGAATTAGGAGAAGCATATTTTAAATCTATTGAATCGCCAGTATTTCCCTTTGTGCTGATTAGATAAGTGAAAGTTGCTGCCGTAGCATCACTGTAATCATTTAAAATTCCAGCCGTTTCCGCATCCTGAATAGAACCAAATAATTTAACTCTATTAGACGTACTAAAACCGGAAGGCAAACTGCTTGAGTAAAAAAGCAAACCAGAAATATAGTCCTGACCAGTTAAAGGTCGTCCTAATCCTGCTTGACTTTTTACAAAAATTATATCATTGAGTGCCATTATTTACTTTTTTTAGGTTTTTCGGGAATAATTTTTTCCTCGTCATCCAAATTGAAATGTTCCGCACCTTTAACATAATGAATAAATATTTCATTATTTTTTACCCATACTTGTTTAACATGAGTAAGGTGTGCAACAATTTCTTTAATTTCTTTTTTTGTCATAACTTATTTTTTATAAAAAAGGCGGCAGTATATTTCAGCCGCCTTTTAAAAATAGTTTTATAAAATCTACTGAACCAATCTTCCAGACTCAACGAACTTTACACCGTCAAACACAAAGCTAATAACTGCTCTTTGATTTGAGTTTAATGTAGCAGTACCGTTAGAAATAAAGTTAGTAGTTGCAAATTTAATTTTAGTTCCACTTGCTCCACTTACTACAAATTTTAAAACGTCACCAGCATAGCTTTTTGTGATTTTTGGGTCTTTAACATATAAAGAATCCGTTAAAGCTACTCTTACAATAGTTTCGTAATAAGCAGGAAATAAATAAGAACTGTCAGCACCGGTTGCGTCTGCTACATTCTGATAAAAATATGTCAAAACACGTCCTGTGTTGTCGTTGTTTGCTCCAGTACCCCAACGAGGCAAAGTGCTTTGTGCGTTTACAGAATAACCTGCGACGATTAACATTAAAATAAATATTACTTTTTTCATTTTATATATTTTTTAAAAAGCCCCGAAGGGCTTTAATTAAGCAATTAATGTTGTATAAAGTACAACTTGATCAGGGAATCCAATTTGAGTATCCATCTTGAAAAGACCTTTCACGAAGAATAACTCTGAATTGTTTTGTAATCTCATCAACTGTAATTGATTGTCTTCTGTTGAGTTGATACCTAACCATAAGTTAGAATCAATATCAGGTTTAGCAATACAAACTACAATCGTGTTATCTGGAACACCAGCCAAAGGTTGAACATCATATCCTTTGTAACGGTTGATACCTTTTTCAGTATAATCGTTGTTTTTGTAAGTCGCAGTAGTAGTCAACCACGCTTCGTAAACTTGTTGAGTTCCTTTAGAGATAATGAATTTTAATCCACCGGCACCATAACGATAAAGCAATGCTTTAGGAACGGCAGAATAACAACGCATAAAAGCATCACCAATATTCTCTTGACCTGTTGTTGCAGTACCAGCGACTAAAATCGCAGGAGAACTAATAGTGATAGTTGGGTAAGTTGGGTTAGACGCTTGATCTAACAATTTCTTAATTAAACCATCAAAATAATACAAAGCAGGATCGCCATCAGTATCGTAAACTGGAACACCGCTTGCAACATCTCCTTTTGCAGAAGGCAATACTGGGTTTTGACCAGTTGGGTCGTATTGTACACGACTTCTCCAAATAGCGTATTCGAAAAACTCATTCAAACGCTTCATTGTTTGTAAAAGCATGAAATTTTCAGCAGTTACAGGCAATTCACGACCTAATAATTTAGGTTGTAATTGTTCAGCGTAGAAGTGTTGTTCGTAATCTCTTGGGTTAAATTCATAATACAACATCAAATCTTGAGGTTGTAGAACTTGACCGTCCACGTTTACTGCTCCCTTAGAGGTTGGAGTAGCTTGTCTTTTTTGCATGAAATTTGAAACTTCAATACGTGGAATAGTCTTCTTTTTACGAATTCCATCTTCAACGTAAATAGCCCCATTTTCAATAGTTTCTGCACCTACAACCGCACGAGTTATCATGTAACTTGCCGCTGGTCCAGACCACGAGGTGTCTTGTATATTTAATGCTTCTGACATTTTACTTTATTTTAAATTATAATTTATATTTATTTCTTACATCGTTCATTGTACGAGCAATAACCATAGTCAATTCAGCTTCGTTTGAAGTTGAACCTTCTGGAGTTTGAATTTTGTTCGCTACTTTAGAAACAGGAAGTTCTTCCAAAAGTGATTTTGTGCCTTCAAAATCTTTAGCAGCCATATCCATCCATTTGTTTACTGCTTCAATTTTGATTTTACCTGCTTTAGCAAAACCTTCAACCATGTTTTTGGCTTCTGATTTCTTTTTGTCTTCGTCAGCTTCTTCTGCTTTTTTCTTTTCTTCAGAATATTTAGCTTTATACTCATCTAAATCATCTTCCATTTTTTTCATTCTGTCTTCCATTTTCTTCAACTTGTCATCTGCCTCTGCTTTTTTATTCATAATAGCGGAAACCTCTGCAATAATTGATTCTTCGGAAGCGTCAGGATTCAATCCTAATTTATTTGCAACCTTTGTCATTTTTATATTTTTTGGTTTTAAAATACTGTTTAAAATTAAAGAAGACTCTTTCCACATTGCCTTTGGTTCGGTAGCCGTTCTCTTTTTGTTGAATTCTTCGCTTTTTTCTACTTCATCACAAAATCCCGTTTGTATTGCCTCGTCCGCAGTAATCCATGTTGTTCTATCCATCATTTTCAAAATCTCGTCTTGAGATTTTCCCGTTCTGGAAGCAATCATTATTGCAATAGAAACTTTCATTTTTTTCAACTCATCGCTATTTCCCCCATAAGGATTGTGATACATTAAAAGACCATATTCGCTCATTATCCTTTTCCTTCCTGCTTGAAAAATTACGGCTGCTATGCTTGCCGCAATTCCAACAACAAATGTGTCTACTTTGGTTTTAGTCTTTAGGATAGCGTTATAAATATTATAACCATCCATCACTATTCCACCCGGAGAATTAATCCAAACCTGAATTCTTTTCTTATTCATTTCGTCCAACATCATCAACTCTCTCACAAAACAACCGCCATCAACCCCCTGACCTTCGTCTTCATCAAAACCAATGTGCGTATCTAAAAGCATTATTGGTTCTTCGGAATCTGGATTAACAACGTAACTAAATGGATTCATAGTGTAAATTTATAATTGATTATAAAATTAAAGGCTTTAGTAAGTTACAAAATAAAAGGCAGGTGTAGAAACACCCGCCCAAAACAAACTATGCCTATGTGATTTTTGTTCTTGCTCTTGAAAGAAAATCAATTCTTTGATCTTCGGGAAGTCTTGAAAAAAAATCTTTTACAATCATATTTAAAGCTGCCGATTGAGATAAACTATTAGAATCAGTAAAACCTTTTAATAAACTTATCTGTTTAGGTTTTAAATATCCTTGAACTCTGTTATCGTGTTTTCTTTTTTCCATTTTAGAATACTTTACTTATTCCCATTATGTTAGGTGTTCCAATATATCCTATTGTTACCCCTTGAATAGTGTATATGCAATAAATAACCGTTCCGGTATCGGTTGGATCTCCTTGTATATTGGATAAAAAACTTCCTGCACCCGTTCCGTCAAGGGTTATTGTAAATATATCGTTTAAATATTTTCTAACCCCGTTCACAAACATTTTTCCGCTTGTGTTTGTAATAGTTAAAGTAGTAACTTGAATTGTTACCACAGCCGAAGCTGCCCCAACTATGTTTTTTGTTTCTTGTTGAAACGAAGCAGAACCAGAAATATTTGTATTTGCCCCAAAATAACAAGCAACCCCAGTGACACCGCTTGCGTCTATAGCCATGAAATACCTTTCTATCATTAGAATTGTTTTAAGATATATGAAACTTCATTCAATCCTGAACTGTTAAGACCACAATACATTAAATACAAAAGATTATTAGCACTCGCAACGGCTGAAAGATTTCCGCTATCCCTAATAATTGTGCTGCCTGTTGGTTGGTTAATTGTCAAAGTTGCCCCTGAACCAAATGTCCATTTCAGCCTAACTACTGTTCCAGGTACGGCGTTGGTAAAATCAAAAGTAATTGTTACAGAACTATTAGGTGCCGAAGCAAAAAAAGTAGCTTTGTCTTGTTTAAAATTTACAGTATAAGACGAGGGCAAACTTGCTTGTTGATCATTTACTAATACTTGAGGCACTTGTAACATAGCAGAAAAATCCACTATTCCGCTTCCAGTTACACCGCTTGAAAAAATCATTTTTCTTATTTGATGTACGTTGTGCGTTGAGCCGTCAGTAAAAGTAACGGGGTCAGCATAAGTTGAATAATAACTTGTTGAAGCCGAACTAACCGCCACCTGACCCGAAGCCGCAGTAAAAGTTGTGGCATCTACAAGGAAAACTTCGCCATTATAATAAACCGCACCTGCACTGATAACATAATTTAAACCACTCCCCGAATTAACACAACCGTACAAAACGTACATATTACTTGTATCGGGCATTCTTCCTATAATACTGTTTGCCAAAGCCGTCAATGCTTCTTGATAAGCTAATTGAAGGTGTACCAATGTGCCGCTTTTAACTGGCATTGCTACCGAAGAAGTTATTAACGAAGTATCTAATTTTCTCATTTTAGTATGTTTGTATTAAGTAAGTAAGTCCAACAGGAATGTATTGATTGACAAAAGACCTTATTATGTTTTCATTGTTTACCATTAATGGGTCTAAAGCGTTATAAACCGCAACCGGCACGTAAATTATAAAATTATGATAAGTTGTGATATCGTCCGTATTTTTAATGTATTCGCTAGACGTAAAATTTGAAACATTTGAACTAAAGTTCTCTAAATGAGAACTTCTGAAATTAGCAACCCCCACAAATTGAGTAGAAATATAAATATCACTCACGCTCGGTGGTTGTCTAAAAGTTGTTCCAAATCTTAAATTAAGGGCATAGGTCAAAACTAAATCTTGAGCATTGAATTTTACCCTTG